AGAGAGATTCGTTTACATCGTTTACGAGGCTGTCAGGATCGATGTCCTGAGATATTGCAAGCTCACGCATGAGGTTTGGAATCTTGATGAACGGTGCCAGCATCGGGTTCGATACAGTCTGCAACAGACCAATGAGACGCTGACTACGTACTTCTTTCTGCATAACCGCTGCTACACCGCGCGGCTTAATCTCCAAATCTCCTCCAATGTCGTCCATGCCTTCATTGAACTGCATGTTCCACTGGTAGTATGCTTCGCCGAGAGGCTTGAGTAAGTGATCGTCTACGTTCTTAATCACTGTTTTCATCGACAGACTCGCACCGCCCATGAGCATAGACAGACCCGCTGCCGTGCGGCCTGTGCCGCTCACGCCTGTCTGGCCGTGCATAATCGACGGGAGACCCGTCTCCTCGTCTGCAAGCTGACGGCTAATTTGATACATCTGAATGTTCTCAGGTGCTGTGTTCGGAAATTTCAGACCATTAATTGCAGTGCCAGATACTCCTGACTGACGGCGGAATATCTTACCGGGGAAGATATCCATATTCTGCCCCGGAACGAGTGATGCCTCATCTACATCGAACACGAGATTTCCAGCAAGAGCGAGGTTATCAATCGCCATACGCACGTGTCCATTCATCAGCAACTGCGCGTCTTCCATATTCTCTGCGATACCGACGCCCCAGACTTGATAAGGGTTGATCTCGTAAGGCAGTGCGAAGAAGGGGATGCGATGAGGAGTGAACGGATTGACTACGCAGCGAAGAACCTGACCACCACAAATCCATGCGTTCACTGGGATTTGAGTGAGGTTGTCAGGAATCTCATCTTCACTGACGCCCATAGCGTATGCCATAGTGGCGTCGATTACGCCCCAATACTCGAAGACTTCGTAGCGTGTTTCGTTGTAGTACGCCTCAGTCTCATCCTCACGAATGGTATCTTCGAAGTATTTGTCCTGATAATTAGGACCATTCTCAATCGTTTGTTCGATAGCTTCTGAACGGAAGTATGGCATTAGTAGAAGACTACGAAGCTGCTGCTGATTCATGCGATGACGTTGAATTACGTATTCACAGTCCTCGATGCTTGTAGCTGCAGGATCAGGATAGAAATCCCAAATTGACACATGCTCAATGCGGGGCACTACCTTCTCAAGTGGATCGTACTCTCGGCTTCCATCCGAGCCACGTTGCCAACGATGAATACGCTTGTACATATTCAGCGGGCCTTTGATGACACCCGTGCCGAGAAGCGCAGCCTCGAAGATACTTTTACGAATAACAGTGACCGCATTCGTATCGATCAGTTGATCGTGAATGATTTTTTCAGTGTGTAGAGCCGATTCTTGTGCAGGAGAAAGTTGAGGTTCTCCCACACGACTCGGGCCTTCAACGACAGGAGCATCCCTTAAATCGCCCTTGTAAGCCCCTAGAAAGTCCTTTGAGGTTTCAGCGGTAGTACCCCCCGGAAGAAGTTCTCGACCGTCTCCCTCGAAGCCGTAGGGGTCTTCTGGGACTTGTTGATCGAGCATGTCGTCTACCGGAGTCTTCATGTGGGCAAACTCGGCCACACCTTCAGGCACTGGAGTAGGCTCTACCACCAGCGGAAACTTCTTGTTTGCGAACAAGATGTCTACGATCTGACCGTATGCAGCGAGAACTTTCGTCTTGGTGATCTTGATAAATACTTTCGACCGCTCAGAATCACGATACTGAGTTGTTGAGTCGTAAATACCGCGAAAGTTTTTATACGCTTGCAGCCAACGCTGCTCATACGCATATCGACCATTCTCCGAATCTTCAAATCGCTTTATAATATACTCTGCGAGATTCGGTAACTGGTCTTCCGGAGATATTACATCTACCGGTTCAGCATCCGCAGGTTCTAGAAACCTATCTTCCATAAGACTACCTTTTAGTAATCGCGTTCGTCAGCCATCTTCATGACGGACGGATCGACAGCGGCCTTAGTCATCTTTTTAGGCATGTCTTCCGTGAGTACATCGACTGTAGCCCTCGTGTCGAATTCCAGACCTTCGCGATACAGCTTGTCCGCACCCATCTGATCATCAACAGAAGTCTTGTCCGAGTTCATGATGTACCCTTCACCCATGTTGAGGTTCATGATTATCTCCCTGTGTTGACCGGCTCGTTACGAGTCCGGCGTCTAGTTTTAGCATCCTCTCTTAGGATGTAATCGAATGTTAAGTCTTCAGTGCTAGGAGCGCGAGTGACGCGCTGACCATACATAGTAGGCTCGTCTGGTCCGCCGATCTTCGTGATCGGTTCGCGGGCCATCAATTCTTTCTCTGCGCCGATATCCCCTGTCTGTCGAGCGAGGTCTAGCTGCATCTGCTCTTGAGTGTTAAGTTGTCCCGGACCAGCACCCGGCGAGGCAGCGACAGTTTCAGCAGCCACCATAGCCGCGATGGTCGCAGGGGCCATGGGTCCAGTCCCAGCAGCCGCAGTGACTTTAGGAAGAACAGTTCTCATAGCTGCTCTAGTTGTCGTTTCTGCAGTGGTTTCAGCCGCGATAGACGTAGCCGCTTCTGCAGGATTACTGATGACAGAGGTAGCAGCGAGTCCGCCGCCAGCACCCACACCCACTACTTTAGGGTCTTTCAGACTGTTCATAATCTGCTGCAGGGTAGAGAGAGGTACGTCGCCTACATTCTTGGGAGCAGGGGGAACAGCACCAGCATCGGGTTCTGCGGGAAGAACGATGTTCGAGGGCAGTGTCGCCCCCGGTATGCTCACCTCGCCCATGTCCGAGACACTCATTGTCTGTAAGTCAGAGAGGCGATTAATTCTCAGGCTTTCACCCAAGATGTCTTGCCGGGGATCAATAATGATGCCCTTGTTGAGACCTGCACCTTCAACTCCGGATGCTCGTGCGAACACTTCGAGGATGGCATTGTGCAGAGCTACGTGAGGACCAAGCTGTTGTGCTGTGAAGAATCCGAAAGGCTTGGCAATATATTTAGGCTCTTCGCCACCCCCAGCCTCTTTGATTGCCCGTGCTTTCATTTCTCCGCCGGTTTGAGGAGAAAATCCTAACATGTTTACGAAGGTAGCGTGTCCCCTGCGGAGATCGTATGCTGCGGTGAGATTGTCAAACTTTTCACCTGTACGGGCATCTTCTAGGATGCCGGGAACTGTGATGCTTTTGAGAACGCGAGACAAGGAGCCTTTCGGGAGAGGCTTTCCGTTATCCCCTACAAACATAAGGTCGGGAACCTCTTTGTTGCCGAAGCGCGAATTGTTACTTTCAATCGCACTGTTTAGCATAGACTCTACGTGCGGGCTGAGAGGGATGGACATGGCTTCATCCATCTTTGCCAAGTCAGCCGGAAGAAACAAACCCTTCGATACGCTGCCTTCGTCCGCCTCCCGTATAGTCCCCTGCATTGGCATCTGCAGTATTTCTTTCGGACGAAAGCCAAGATACATCTGCGCCATGAGAGCGCGAACTACGGGAACATCTTTCGGATTTTGACGAGCATGTTCTACGAGGCCCGCCATCAATTCACCGTATTTCGCAGGATTGATGCGAAGCTTCTTAGAACGGGGTTGACCCTTTGCCGGTTCTACGACAGTATCAGTGAGCTTCGGAAATCCATTTGTGTCATCAGCATAGTCGCCCATACGGTCGAGGCGTTTTAGCTGATTTACTACATTTTCTTCGAGAAGCTTAACGGCAGAAAATGCCTTCTTTGCTCCTCCCGGACCTACACCTTTAGCAGCTTGTTGATCGAAATACTGCTGGAGAGGGTTATTCTCATCTCGTGCCGCTTCGAAAAACTCGATAGCAGGACGACCCATATACGCTTTGAATTCAGGAGCAGACAGACTTCCTAGAAAATTTTGGACGTTGCGCTTCTTATCTCGCGCATACAGTTCCATCAAATCACGAAGATTAATCTGAGACGGATCGAACTTTGTATTTATTAGATTCTTTGACATCTAGTCAGTATCCAAACGTCTCGTCGTGAACTTGGTAGACTTGGTTCTTGATTGCACCGAGTTGTTGGTGTATAGATGCGTATCCGCTCATGCGTGTCATCATCATGTAGCGCAGGGCATCGTAGGCGTGATCCTCGGCTTTAGTGTCTACGTCTTCACTATTTGTTTTTGAGAGAGGAATACCTGCGAGTTGTTTGATAATATTTGTACAGGTAGAAAAGATACGCAAACGGGGTTCACCGGAATACGGCTCTTTCGCAAGCCGACGATGAACCTCCATCTTGCCTTGAATTCTGTTTCGATCAGAAGGCGTCCAACGCACTCCTTGTCGCATCATCACCTCTGCAATAGAGGGACCAAAACCTGTCTTGTTCCAGCACGAGAAGTCCAAAACAGTGTAGTGGGGGAGCGGATCGAGTTGTTCCGCTTCTAATATTTTATCGGCCAATTCTTCTGCTGTCAAGTGCTTTTGGTACAATTCTCTGTATATCCAGATGTTATTGTCCCAATCAATTGCGCCCCAGAGGACACAAGATGGAGCAGCATAACCGTAGTCTGCTGCGCGGATACGAGGCCAGTTGGTCGGCAAATCGAATGGCTCTACCGTATGTAGACTTCGTGAGAATTCGGGGAAGGCCGCTCCCTCCGCCACGTCCCAATCCCCTTCGAGAAGTCTCTTCCGTTCGACTTCCGGGAGCGATCTGAGCATAGCCTCATATTGGCCATCTGCAATCAGATAGGGATTGTCGGTCAGACGCGCCGGTACAAACTTACGGAAGAAGAGCGGCTGACCTGCTTTTTCGTGACCATCAGGCCACAGGAATTCTTTCCTTGTTTCTATATCGAAGGCAGGAAAAGGCTTGTTTGGTTCGATGCCATCGATGTAAGTCTTCTTGACCCACCAACCACCCACTCCTCCGGGGTTGGCTGTGCAGCGCATGTACAGGTGTTGCTGGAGTTCAGAATCAGTAGAACGAAGGCGAGAACGCAAGTAATCCCAGACATAGGGCGTAGGATACTGAGTAATCTCATCTATGCCAATCCAGTTGAAAGCCTGACCCTGAAAGCGAGTCACATCCTTGTCTCTATCGAGGTACGTGAACCAGATCGTTGCGCCAGATGGAAATACCCATGTAGACTTCGACTCTCGAAACTTCGCACCCGGAAATGCTTTCGGATATAACTGTCGAGACTTGTCGATCAATTCAGTGAGTTCATCGAGTGTACGACGGAGAAGAAGACCACGATGATTAGGATTGTGACAGTAACGTAGCGGATCAGCAAGAAGTGCAAAACTTTTTCCACCACCGGCAGCACCGCCGTAGAGTACGTCTCTTTCACCCGCTGACAAGAAGTCCGTTTGAGGTCCGTCATTCGGCTGAAAAACGATTTCACTTTCGCCGACAAGCTCTGAAACTGCATCTGGTAGAGCATATAAATCCCCAAGATCGATTGTGGCAGACTCAGTTCCGACAAGGGCTTTTTCAACTTTGCCCACTGTTTTTTCAAGTTCTCGTGCATAGTGCCTCTTGTCTGCTGCTGCTTGGCTTGACTTCGCTGCTCTCTTCTTGGCCGCATTGACACGTTTCTGTGCCGCGCGTCTCGCACGTTCCTTCGTAGAGAGTTGATATATGGCCTTTGGCGCATTCGGGTCCTTCTTCGGTCGTCCGCGCTTCCTTGGTGTGTCTTCAGCCATCGATTATGACTTCATTCTTGGGTGGCAGCAAGACCACGCCGTGCACCGCACTCACATTGTGATTGACCTGTTCAGGAGCCTTCGCTCCTACACGGTTGAGAAGAGACTCAGCAGCCTTGAGACGCAGATCATCACCTCGTTCGGGGGCGGGGTTGTCTATTGTCGCTACTAACCTGTTCGCTGCCTTGAGGGCATTCATCGAAAGGATGTCTTTTGTGCGCTCTACGATCTCGTCTGCTAAGTTTTTACGTAACCACGCCGCAGAACCACGGGAATATCCCGCATCTACGGCTGCAGCAGTGACCTGACCACCGTTTTCAAACAGTATATCAAGGAATTTCTGCTGTTGAAGCGTAAGTTCACGCTCTTTCTTCCGCTGTTGAGGGAGAAGATTCATAATTCGTGCCAAATCAGTGAAGGTGTAGGCCGTAGTCTCACTCTAGCCCCGTTCTCTTTGTCAAAAAACAGTGAAGTTGTGGACGTGTACTAATATGTGAGACGAACCTACGCCTATATTATGGTCATATTGCTTACTTTTGTCAATAAAAAAAATTTTATGCTTGACAAGTTTGTGATTCGTATGTACTATGGGTCTAAGACCCGCCGGGATATACCCCCCACTCCACACTACGCACTGTTTTCTTCCCTGTTACGCACTGTTTTGTAGGGTCGGGGCACTGTTTTGCGTGCCATCCCACTAACTTCAAAAAAATAAAATTACTGTCGGGGTTGCTACACCTAATACTAGGGGGGTGGGGTGGCCCTCGCGCCCGCCCGCCCGCAGAAAATATAAAGTTTTTGATAGTCTTTGTTTACATCGGCGAGGTAGACCGAACGTCTCCAGCATAAGACACACCACCACATCCCACAGAAAACAGTGATATGGGCATCTCACGCGCCCATGATGCGTGTTTGTCATGCCGATTAATCTCTGGGCCTGCTATCGCGCCTTTATGCCATAGCACCCCCCAGTGGCAGAAAACCCTTGCCGGACAAGCCCCTGATCAAATAACAGGCCAAAACACAAAAAAACCCCCGCCGGACTAGCCAAGCGGGGGAAGTGAGGGAGGAACCCGGCTATTAGCCCCGCCGGGAGGGTATTCGGTTAATCTTCTTTCAGTTGGTTGTCCGGGTTGTCCGGATGATCGCAGGAATAGGTTGTCGCCATTTCGAAAGCTTGGCCCGGATCGACAAAGAACCGAATTTCGAATTCATTCCCGCGCTGGTCCTTGCCGTGTAGCTTGAAGCAGTCGAAGGTCTTATGCTTGTTGCGGGTCGCGCGGAGGATAACCGGCTGATCTTCTTTCGCGCTGGACTGGTGG